TTCCCAGACAGAATTAGAAACTTTGGAGTAGATCCACTAACAACGTTTAATAATATAGATTGGTATTCTCCAGAATTGTATATGCTTAGATTTAATGGAAATTTAAATGTATCTCAAAAAGGTAAGATAGAATATACGGCTACCAGCCTGGATACATCTAATAACAGCATAGTTACTTTTAATGACGCTAGCAAGCCATACCTTTTTATAAATGATGAAATTATCTACGAGCCTTCTAATATTCCAAACAATAATTATGAAAATCCAGAGTCTATAAAAATATATGCAGAAGTGACTACTGAAGATGCATACTTAGATAATCCTATAATTAATAATTTATACGCTTCTTCATTTAATTCAAATGAAGTTATTTCATCACTCTCTAACTTTGTGCTGACCCCAAATGTGGATATAAGTTCTAATTATGTAGATAGCCCATATATTATAAAGAGTAGAGAGACAAACGTGCTAGCACATGACTCAAACATAGGGGTAAAATTTACTAGAGGAATATCATCTGGGTGTAGAATAATTAAGAATACATCAGATTATAAAATTATTGAATTTATCTTTAAAATTACCAAGTATCCAAATAGATCAGAAGTTTATAATATATTTGATATATCTGGAGCAACATCTATAGGTCTTTCCTACTCAGCGGCGGGGTTAAATAAGTATGGAACATATGATCTATACATAGATGGACAATTAAGAACTACACCATCCCTATACGAAATTTCTGTAGGAGAAATCTATCACATAATAGCCGTACTTCCTTCATTAAATAGCAACAATATTCACTTAGGAAGTAACAAGTCTTCTGCGAATATGATTAATGGATCTATAGGTAAAATTTGTATCTATGAAGAAATAAATATGAATTACGCAACGTTTGCATCAGACAAGTACCAAGATCTAATAGGAAGGGTATCTAGATCAATTTCTGGAGGATCTATTAATGTAAATGATGAGCCTGCGGGTACTCAAACATACTATAGAAATAGCGACTACTTTGAAATGATTGATCTTCCAAAGGTCAAATTTGTCACATCTTCGTGGGAAGAAATCGATCTAGCGAACTAATATGTCTCAATTATTGACGTATTTTGTTATTTAAGAGTGAAAAATGGTATCATATTAATATGAAGAGAACTAGAATTACAGAGGTTGAAGAAACTGATTACGGTCTATACTTATGGGAAATGCCAGACGGATCTTTAGTGGCAGATGACCAAAAAAACTTTTTAAATATCCCAGCAAAGAAGAACGATAGGGAAAAAATAAAATTACTAGTAGACACAGTTAAGTCCTTTGGAATTCATGAGGGCCGCGCCGTATTTTGGTCAGGCCATAGAAGAGTTACAGATGAAGAATATGAGTATCAGAAACAAAGAATGGAGTGGGGACTTATCCCAGACGAACTTGATTACGGCGCAGCGAGGGATGAATTAATGTCCATGCAAAAGAGGCTAAAATGACAGAGTATGTAGAAGATTCATCTTCTGAAGTACACGTTGTATCATCTAATGATTTTTTCCATTACTCATCAGATTCACACTCAGACCCGTTCCTTGAGAGCGTTGAAGTAATAAATAAATATGACGGCCTATCTCCTTCATTTAAAAGAAAGAATACTAGGCAATTACAGAAATATCATCAAGGAGTTTCTGGAACTAGATCTAAGAAGATTGAAGATCCAGATGTAACTGGATATGCTATGTTTGAGGTTGTAGAGCCTCCCTATAACATGGACTACCTTGCAAAAGTTTATGAAATTTCTTCACCCCACCATGCCGCAGTCGATGCCAAAGTATCAAATACCGTGGGCCTTGGCTATGATTTTATTGAAACCTCTGACACTAAAGAAAAGTTAGAAGAAATTGATGATGATGATACTAGTAAACTAAACTTTTTAAGAAGAAAAATTTCTAGATCAAAAACTAGGATGTACGAGGTTCTTGACTCTCTAAATGAAGATGAGAGTTTTACTGAGACTATGAAAAAAATTGATGTTGACTATGAAGCAACAGGAAATGCATACCTAGAAATAGGAAGAAAAGTAGATGGAACTATAGGCTACTTAGGACAAATTCCATCATCAAATATGAGAGTTCGTAGAAACAGGGACGGATTCATTCAAATAGTCAACAATAAAATCGTATTCTTTAGAAACTATGGAGATACAGAAACTCCAGATCCAGTTGGAAATGATTCTAGGCCGAACGAGGTAATACACTTCAAGAAGTACACTCCTACAAATAACTACTATGGAGTTCCAGACATTATCCCAGCCCTATCAGCGTTGGCTGGCGACGAGTTTGCTTCTAAGTTCAACTTGGATTACTTTGAAAACAAGGCTGTTCCTAGATATATTGTTGTAGTAAAGGGAGCAAAACTGTCTGATGATTCACAAAGAAAACTTCTAGAGTTTTTCCAGACAGGACTAAAGGGAAAGAATCACAGATCACTATACATCCCCCTTCCAGCAGACGATGGGCAGTCTAAGGTAGAATTTAAGATGGAGCCAGTAGAGGCTGGGATACAAGATTCATCATTTAGAAATTACCGCCTTGAGAACCGTGATGAAATTCTTATGGCTCACAGAGTTCCAGTAACTAAGGTTTCTATGGGTCAGGGAGTCTCCCTGGCGGCTGCTAGGGATGCTGATAAAAACTTTAAAGAACAGGTAACTAGACCAACACAAGATTACTTCCAAAAGAAGATTAACAAGATTGTTAAAGAATTTACCGATATGTTCACGCTAAAGTTCAATGAACTTACTCTTACAGATGAGGATACTCAATCAAAGATTGATGAAAGATACCTCAGAATGCAAGTTATTGTTCCTAATGAAGTAAGATCTCGTAAGGGTATGCCAGCATTAGATGGTGGAGACACCCCAATAGTTCTAAATGCTCAGGCTAGAGCAGAACAAAATGCTCAAAATACAAGAAATAGATCCAGAGATCAAGAAAGACAAAATAACTCACCAGACTCTAGTGGAGAAGCAAGAAATCCACAGGGTGACGGCAGAGTTGTGGAATAATTGTGGAAAAATTTTTGTATTATTTTAAATACTTGATAACATTTACTTGAGATGGAAATTAATAAGTCTTATTGGCATAGTGACGGCGACAGAATAAGTCTGTCTGTTCCGTTCTTTAAAGTTGACGAGGAGCGCAGAATTGTCTCCGGCTTTGCCACGCTAGACAATGTAGATAGACACAATGATATTGTAGACGCAGAGGCATCCATAAAAGCCTTTGAGACATTCCGTGGCAATTTAAGAGAAATGCATCAGCCAATTGCTGTAGGCAAAGTAACTAACTTCCGTGAAGAGCAATTCTACGACAAGTCAACTGGACAAACATATCGTGGTGTCTTTGTAGACACATATGTATCTAAAGGTGCCCAAGATACCTGGGAAAAGGTTGTTGATGGAACACTTTCTGGATTCTCTATCGGAGGAAACATTACAAAGGTAGATAGTGTCCAAAAGGGTGACGATATGGTTCGTGTCATTAAAGAATACGAACTAGTAGAATTGTCATTAGTAGATAGTCCAGCCAACCAACTTGCTAATGTGTTTTCTATTCAAAAAGTAGATGATCGAATTGTAGCAACAGGAATTGCCACAGAGATTAAAATGGATAATATTTTCTGGTGCGAGTCAGATCAAATAGCAGTAGCAAAAGATAATGATTCCTCAACATGTTTAGTTTGTAATTCAGACATGACAAACATTGGTTGGGTAGAGTCCAATGACGTTTCAAAGAATGAAGAGATTGGCAAGGCTGTCGATAGACATATTAAGAAGGCTTCTCCTGGATCTGTAAAGGTCGGAGACTTCGTTTCTTGGAATTCAAGTGGCGGAACAGCAAGAGGAAAGATTGAAAGAATAGCAACTTCTGGATCTATCAATGTTCCTGACTCAGATTTCACCATAAATGCAGAAGAAGATGATCCTGCAGTACTTATTAGAGTTTACAGAAAATCATCCAATGGCTGGGAGCCTACTGACACTCGCGCAGGACATAAAATGAGTACTCTAAGAAAAATTGAAGACTTGCCTGAACCAACAGTAGCAAAGCAGGCAGAAGATGAAACCAATATTGAAGGAGGTGCAGTAGAAAACATGGAAATTGAAAAGAATGAAGACGTTGAAACAGAAGAGAATGTAGAGAAGAGCAGAGTTATTGGTGGAGCATTAGATGCTTCTGCAGAGGTTGCAGAAGAAGGTGTGTCCAATGAAGAGTCTGTAGAAGAAACTGAAGAAGTAGACGTTGAAAAGGCTTTGGAAGAAACTGAAATAGAGAAGGCTGCAGTCTCCGATGTTGAGGTTGAAGAACCCGACTTTGTGAAAATGTTGGACGACCTCAAGACTTTCTTCGGAGATAATTTAACAAAGAGCGCAGAAGATACAAAGACTACAGTTGAAGAACTGAGCAAGACTATCGACGCTCGCATTACAGAATTGGCTGATAAGCACGATTCACTCAGCAAAGCAGTTGAGAGCATCAAAAGTGCCATTGACACAATCGAAAAAAGAGTCGATCTGGTGGAGAATGAAACTGCTGTTAAGAAGTCCCGCGATCTGGAAGGATCAAAGGAAGAAAAAACAATAAGAAAAGGTATTTGGTCCGGCTCTTTCCTCGGCGTTCGTGACCTATAAACAAAAATTCGAAAGGTAGGTGAAAAGCAAAATGAGCAATGAACTTTTACAAAAAGTAATCGACACAACTGAAGTTGGTGCAGGCGGTGGTGGCCTTTTAAAGCCAGAGCAATCAAACCGTTTCATTGACTACATGTTTGACGCAACAATCCTGACACGCGCTGCTCGTACAATTCGTATGCGTGCAGACACAACAGAGATTGATAAGGTGGGTGTTGGTGAGAGACTGATGGTTCTCGCAACAGAAGGTGCAACTACTGGCCAAACTGATCGTGGAGCAACCTTCACAAAGGTATCTCTTACAACAAAGAAACTCCGTCTAGACTGGGAACTCTCAAGCGAGTCACTTGAGGACAATATTGAAGGTGCAGATCTTGAAGATCATATCGCCCGTTTGATGGCAACACAAGCAGGCAATGACATTGAAGACTTGGCCCTCAATGGCGATACAGCCCTGTCCAGCAACAACTTACTCAAGGCATTTAATGGCTTCCGTAAGTTGGCCCTGAACGGAGGATTTGTTGTTGATGCTGGCGGCGATACAATTAGCAAGGCCACATTCAACAGCGCCCTCAAGGAAATGCCACGCAAGTACAAGCAACGTCGTAACCAGTTGCGCTTCTTCACCGGAAGCAACTTGGTTCAGGACTACTTGTACAACTTGACAAACATTAGTGCAACTCCAGAAGATATCGCTTCTAGCATTCTTCGCGGAAATCCAGCAGCACCAGACGGTGCCCCAGGTGGAGTAACACCATTCGCCTTCGGCATTCCAGTTGTTGAAGTTCCACTAATTGACGAAACTCGTACAGGTGATTACTCAGGTGCAACTGGCCAACACGGTGAAGTTCACTTGACATTCCCACAAAACTTTATCATCGGCATTAAGCGCGATGTTACAGTTTACCGCGAGTTCAAGCCAAAGAAGGACACAATCGAATACACACTCTTCGTTCGCGTAGGTGTGGCAATCGAAAACCTTGATTCCTTCGTAGTTGTTAAGAACGTTAAGGTCGCTTCCTGATCTAACTCTTAGCACTAGCACAAGGGGAGGAGAAATCCTCCCCTTTTGCTATTTCTGATATAATTGTTGAAGATAGAAAGGATAAAAATGTCTTTTACAGCAATGAAAATTAAGGAACTTCGTGAGGTTGGAGATTACTTCGGTGTGGAACTTGAAGGATTGAAAACTAAGAATGAAGTTATTTCTGTACTTTCAGAAGAAGGAATTACATATGAAATGTACTCAAAGTTTTTAGGAGCAGAAAAAGCAGAAGTGGATCTTCCAGTTAAAAAAACAAACAAGAAGCCTGCTGCAGAATCTGCCGTTCTAGTAAGAATGGAAAGAGAAAATCCAGCATACGAAATTAATGGATATAAGTTTACTAGAGAACATCCATATGTAGTTATGTCTGAAGAAGACGCAGAATTTATTTTCGAGACACAAGAAGGATTTAGAATGGCCACTCCTAGAGAGGTCCAAGAATACTATAACTAACGGAGGGTTTGAATGATAGAGATTTATACTGGCAGGGTAGGTACAATAGATTTAATAACTTATGAAGATGGTTTGCCTACAGCGCCAGATTCAAATCCTACTGTTGTAGTAACTGATGCATCAACTGGACAATCAGTAGTTAGTGGTTCTCCAACTCTAGTAGACTCAGACTATCCTGGTGAGTATCGGTATAGTCTTCCAGCCTCCTCCACCGCTTTTGACAGGGTTTTAAAAGTAGTATGGTCATATACCATTAATTCTAGATTAAATCAAGAAACAGAATATGTATATGTTTGTACACCATATGCAACTCCAGATGAAATATCTGCAGAACTAGGTTTCTCCTCAAGACCTGAGGATGCTAATTACTATTCATATGAAAAAATAGTAGGTGCGGAAAGAGTCGCTAGAATGATGATAGACAATTACCTAGGATTTTCAATAAATAAATCTCAGGGTTCTGTGGTAGCGTATGGATCTGGAGCAGACGTACTTCTTTTACCATCAAGAATGATATCTGTTACATCCTTAAAAGAGAATGATGAATTAGTTGTAGATTCAGCGACAAACTACAATATATTTGGCTTTGATATTGAATTGACAGAAACATCATATGGATTAAGAATCGTCCCACCCAATCCAGGAGATGATATAGATGAGCAAGAAGAGTTTGACTATACTGGATTAACTAAGGGAAGGTTCAGAGATGGATACAGATATGAAGTTTCTGGAATTGTCGGGTGGGACTATGTTCCATCAGAAGTAAAGCAGTCAGCATTTCTATTAGTCAACGATCTACTTTGTAGCGACAGCATATGGAGAACTAGGTATGTTAAGAAAATTAATAGTGGACAGTTGTCAGTAGAAATATCTGGACAGGCACACTTCGGCACAGGTAATGCAATAGTAGATGCAATCCTACAAAAGTTTAGAATGATCCAGGCTGTGATTATTTAATGTATGGATGTATTAGAAGTTCTTTATTCTCAATGTCTGCTGAACTTCTACATCAAATTAGGGATCAAGATTCCGATACTAATGAAATAACCAGGCGATGGGTAGTTCTTAAGCCGATATCATGTGCAATAATTCCAATTAGAGAAAGCGGAGGCTCCGCAACATCTGATAACAAAAACTTTTCAAAAGAATATACTGAAGACTTAGAAATAAAAATGCACACTTCTGAGCAATTAAGTAAAAGATGGAGAGTAACCAACATAAAAAATTCTTCTAAAAAAGAATTGTATAAAGAGGTAGACAGAATCTCTCAGCCCAATACCATATTTGAAGTGTATGCGTCACATCCAATCGTAGACATATTTGGAAATGTTCAGTATTATGAAAATCATCTTAAAAGAGTAATGGTACAGTCGAATGATTAATGTCAGAATAGATTCTTCATCTGAAGCCGAACTCTTTGCCGAATTAAATAAAAAAATAGATGGCATGAAAGAGTTAACAACTGCTTATACCCAGAAAGAACTAATGGACACCGCATTTTCTATTGCAGCATTAAAATTTGTTAAGACTACAAATATGTATGCAAGATCAAATAAGAATGCATTCCACCATGTTTATGAATGGAAAGAAACTGGAAGA